TTCAGGGTCAGGCTTCAGCCCACGGCCATACGCTTCGCGGTACACCTTCGCACCGTCCGCGTATCCGGTGGGCATAGGCTCAGCTCTGTGTCATGGCTTGGTTGAGATCGGCGCCGCTCATCTTCGCCGCGTCGTCGAAGACTTGGCGAAAGGCGCCCGTGAGGCGTTTTTCGACTTCCCAGGAATCGCTCATACCCGTCAGCTCGGCAGCGAGCTGTGGGGCAAGACCGAACACCAGGTCTCGAAGCGTGCGGCCTGCGGCGAAGGCGGCATCCTCCACCGCCTTGCGCTCCACCAGATTGCCCTGGACCTTTTTGAATTCAGCCTCGGCGAGCTGCGCAAGGAAGTACTCCCGATGCGCCCTCGCCTTCTGAAAGTCTGGCCCCTTGCCGGGCGGCTGAACCGGTGGCTGGACCGCAGGTGTGTCGCCGCTTGGTTGGAGGTGGCTGCGCACATCCCGCTCGACCCGGTTTTCTTCATGGCGGGCCGCGACGGCAGCCTTGCTGGGGTCGGCGGACTCAGCCAGCAGTGCCTCGGTGGCCTCCACATCGACCTTGCCGTCAGCGGTGAGCACCAGACGGTCCTGACTGGCCAGCTTGGAAACGTAGGATTTCGACCATCCGCGTCGGGCAGCGAACTCCGATTTCGTCAGATAATGCATGCTGAAATGTCCAGTTCACCCAATGAATTCGGGGGGTTAACCAGTTCACCGCAGTTCACTAAGCTGGTGAACCATCCGCTAACGAAGAAGCGCGGGTTCCCAGTCCCGTACCCCTGCCATATCGCCAGGGTCCCCCGCCCCGCCGGGGCTGCCGGCTGGGTCATTGCCCCGGCTCGCCGGCCTGGGGCGGCGCCTGCTCCAGCCCCAGCCGCTTGGCGGCCCAGCGCATGTAGAGGTTGATCGCGACATCGGCGCCGGCCATCGCAGCCAAGCAACCAACTGCTGCTGCCGCCCATACCGAAACGCCGAGGGCGTACAGCAGCATGTTGGTCGAAAGACCGCAGGTCACGCAGGCACCAGAGCGCAATGCCAACCGGCGAATCAGCCCCCAACCGCGAGCGCCCGCCATATCCGCCCGCCACATCTCTCCCGATACACCGCCGACCAGGGACAGCACGATCACCATCCAGATCGGCAGTTCGGCTAGCGTTTGTTGCTCGCTGTTCATGTAAGCCTCATTGGCAAAGCACGGCGCCGGAAAAAGAAAACCCCGCCAGTTGGCAGGGTTCTCAATGCGCCGACATATCGGAGCTGGTCGCACAGCACAGTGCTTGTGGGGGAAGCGCCTAAGCGCACTTTTCATATCGTGGCGTCTTTTTACATGCCATCGGAAAAACCGAAAAGAGGCCATTTTCGGTACTCCGTCTTGACGCTACTTCGACGCATCCTCGGCGCACACTCGGCGCATTGTGAACCGACGAACGGTATGTCGTCTGTTTGGCCCAGATCGAGCCATCAGGATGGCCAGCACCTGTAGGTGCAGTGACTTGATCCAGTTCCGGTAGGTCCGGTCGGCACTCTCCGCCAGCCCGACCTCGCGCATTTGCTCACGGATGGTTGCCCCATGCAGATACCTGAAAGTGGCCAGTTTCGCCAGGATTGCCCCGCGCTCGTCACGGCGGTCTAACTCCGCAACTGCTGCATCAATCTCCGCTGCTGAATGATCCAGACCCGCTCCACCAATAAGTACCCTCGCCCCGGCAACTCCGCCACGAGGAGCTGCGCCCTTCCACTCCATGATGCTGCCCATCTGACTACCCAATCCGGCCTGATGCCCGAGGAGTGCCCGCTGCTCCCCCCAGTGCTGCATCAGTCCCTCAACCATTTGTAGGCGCTCGGCTTCGTCATTCATGAGTCTGCTCTCCCAAGATCCCCAACCCAACACAAAAAACCGCAACCCAACACAAACCCAACACAGTTAAAACTCAATAAATTCAGTGCCTTATCAATAGGGGTGTTGAGTGTGTTGGGTTTGTTGGGTTTTTTAGTCCTCGCATAGGTTTTTTTATAGAGCCGTTGTGCCGAGAGAAATATTTCACGCGCACGCGCGCGCGTGCGCAAACCCAACACACCCAACACACAGGTACGGGAAGCCTTGAAATTCGGGGGTTCAACTTGTGTTGGGTTACACAAACCTACCCAACACAAACCCAACATACCCAACACAGGGGCTTTTGGCTTCATGCAGCCACCCCCTTCACGTGCTCCCAAGCATCTACGTTCCACCCTGCAAGTTTCGCCTTGCTGCGCCAGGTGATAACGGCTTGCCCCAGCTCGGCCGCATTGAACGATGGGGGTAGGGAAGCATCGGGATCAGAGGGGAAGAAGAACGCGGCAAATCGACGGTTGTTTCCGTCCGTCCACGGAATCGAACGCGTCTTCTCCACCGTTGCGCTGAGCATCAGTGAGAACTTCGTCTGACTCATTGAGTGCTCTTTGTTACGCGAACACCATTCGATGAACAACGCGTACAAATCTGTAGCGAGGCAGCAACCCCAAAGACCTCGTCCAAGCTCTCCAGTTTGCCAGAGATTCAGGAAAGTTTGCCATGCCGTTCGGCTTAGCGCGACCAGGCGTTGTCTCGCCTCCGTCTTCGGAGGGCGAGTACGCTGATTGAAATCGCCGAGGTCGAGCGCGAGCAGCCAGCCGTAAAGCGCCGCTACACCGCCGTTGGCCAACTCCCGGCCAATGGCCTTTTGGCGCTCTACCGGCAGCGTTTGCAACGGCCACATCACCAGCATACGACGATCATCATCACTGATAGGCCAAGGCATGATCTCGTTGCTCAGGAAGACCGCATTCATGTGGTTGGCTTCTTCCCATCCATTGATGAACTTAGACTCCATGCGCACGGTCTTGCCAGTGATCATGTGCTTGATCTTACCCACCTGGTTGTAACGCTGGTCGCGGCTGACGACCTCCTCGAATACGGCCCACAGTTTGCGGCTCTGCCAGGCGTTGAAGCTACCTTCCAACTGCGTCTGCCCAACAGTCGCAGAGTACTGGCCGTACAACTGGCCAAAAACATCCGCAAACAGCAGGCTCTTGCCCGATCCCTCCATGATGGAGTGCATTAGCACTGCTGTATCCATCTTGGCCCCCATATTCTGGAGCGGATACGCCAACCACTTCGTCAGCCAGCCCAGCGCTTCCTCGTCATGGTTGCAGAGGAACGAGATCAACCAGCGCAGATTCTCGCAGGCTGCATCATCACGCACCGGCTCCAGAGGCAGCCCTTCGAAGGTGTTGATGTAGATGGTGGGATCCTTGGTCATGGTGGGATCGAACACGATATGGTCGACGTCCACCACGCGGCGATCCTGGCTGTTGAGCCACCACTTGTACTCTTCCCCCATTGCCATTTTCACGGCGCCTTCGGCGATACGGCGTTTCTTCTCTCTGTCCCAAACGTCCTTGGTACCATCGATGTACACGTATCGCTCGATGGGGTCGAGCTTCAGTGCACCGCCCTTCTTGGCTGAGAGACGACGAGCCTGATCAAGCTCCTGGGCTTGCTCGGGCGCGATCAACTTCTTGTCGGTACGCTCCATCCACTCCTTCGCAAGCGGCTTGCCTATAAGAGCCTCGAAGCCGCCACGCTTCATTGGCTTCGCCTTGTCCATGTCCCAGACGTTTGTGGTCCCCTCGACTAGGGCGAAGCGGCGCATTGCGGTGGCAATGTCCATGGTACTTCCCCCCTCCCCCCCGTTGACCGAGGAGGCGGCCGCGCCGGGCTCGCTTGTCTCGGGCGTTGCGTGGCGGTGCACCTCCTCGCTTGTCAGCCCATCTTCAAGGTGGCCAACAGGCTCATTAGCCGATGGGGCTTGGGTAAGCTCTCCAATGGGCGGAGGGGCCGGCGGTCTCGATTTCGCATCCAGCCCTAACATTCGCGCCGCCGCTTTGGTGGCCTCTCGTTGGTTGCCGTCGTGCACAAGGATGCAGTACACATCGAAGGCATCATTCTTGTGACCGTTAGCCAGCGGATCTGAGCTGTGGTGCGAATACAGCTTGCCCTCCGAGATCGTCACACCAGGGTCACCACTGCTGCTGTGAGGGCAGAGCCACTTGCCACCAATGCGCTTGTAGCCGTGCCCCTCAATCAAAGTGGCGATATCGTAGGTTCGGTTGAACTCAGGAATGACTTCAGGCAATGAACTACCTGACGGCGCAGTGGCTGGACGAGGGCGCGGGGGTGGCTGAGAGCCCGCCGGAGCCGACTTAATAGCCCACGGGCAAACCGCGAGCGCCTGGGGCTTGAGCTGGTCCCAATTTAGCCAGATGTTCAACAGCTCGGCGGGCAGATCAGAAAGGCCGGCGGCAGATGGCGGTCTGCGCCATGTGTACGGCTGACCGGTGCCTGGGTGAATGGACGGCGGCAGAACGTCTTGCACAGCGCCACCACGTAGCTCGAAAACGGTGATTTTCTTAAAAGGCTCAGCCGCCACCTTAAGAGCCGCCTCGCGTGTCGCGTCACCAGCATCCTTCGCCGCCACCATTTGAGCAGTGAGCGCTTTCAAGATCGAACCATCCGGGTCGGCCTGATTTGGCCACGCCAAAGAGCGCCGGCTCAGCTCAACCCCATCCGGCACCCGAAACATTACACGGAAACGCGCAGGGTTACCCACGGCGGTTGGGTATGCAGCTGCGAGCGCCTCCAGATCCAGTCCAAAGGCGTCGCGCAAAGCAATACGGGACAGCGCGACATCATCTACATCAAGCGAACAAACACGACTAGGGCCGAGCACAACACCAAGGTTGTGATCGGGATGCTCCAACCAGAACGCCTCCGCAGCGTCTGCATCGGTGATATAGCCGCCAGGGGTATTCCAAGCCTTACCTTTTGGGCCTTTTTCGCCCGGCTCAATGGGCACCAGGGCAAGGCCAAAGGTTTCGATGTAACGGCGCGCCCATCCGGCCGTAGTTGCTACTGGGCGCTCACTCATCGACGGCGCTCCCGCAGCTCCTGGCAGTCGACGCAGGTATCGCAGCCCTCGACGGTCTGCTGTCGAGCCAACGGAATCGGCTCGCCGCAGTCGTCGCAAAACTGTGCGCTCGGCTTGCCAGGCAGACGCGCAAGGCGCTGCAACGACAGCTGGAGAAAGTAGTCGACCTGATCATTCGCGAAATCGACTGCATCAGCCACTGACCTGGTCCTCCATAGCCTGACGCGCACCTGACGTAATCGCCAGTACCTGGCGGATAACATCCAGGCCACACGCCTCAAGCTTCTGAACTTCCTGCAGCTCCCACACGTTGTCAGCAGCACCTTCGTGCATGCTGCTCACGAACTCAGCAGCTTCCTTCAGCAAAAGGCCAACCGCTTTCAACTGCTCGTTGGTTGCAGGGATCGGGCATGGTCGGTACCAAACTACGCCGGCAGCACGCCCCAAAGCGTCGAGGACGCGCCGGTCTGCGGTCCACTGCAGCACCTCCTCCAGCTCGTCTGGGGTGAGCCAGCGTCGCTCTTCGTCGTGCTTTAGCTTTTTCTGGAGGGCGTCGAGATCCATACCCATCTCAAACGCCAAGCGGGTGATCCCACCCTTGTAATCGCGCCCAGCGCGGTAGAGCGCCTGCTTAAGGGATAGTGCCGGCCCTACTCCCGGCAGAGTGTCGATACGACTCATAAACCGTTAAACCTCGATTAACGGTGTAGTCACAGAGGTAAGCACGCCCTATCCTGTGAATACGACCGATGTGCTGTGCTTTGCGTGCTGTGCGGGCATTTCACGCGGTTCTAGTCATCCGGCGAATCTTGTGGTGAGAGGCAACCGGATGGCGGGTACAACGGCGCTGTGCGCCGTGCTTGCTGAGCTAGGATTTCTTGTGGTGAGAGGCCCTAGCTCAGCAGTCCTTACTTAGGCTGCTTTCAGCGACCTTTTTTTGCTCTTCATAAAACTGCTCAATAGCCTTGCCGATCTCATAGCGGACGGCCGCGCCTTTGGTTGCTCGGTAGATCGTTGGCTGTGTGACACCGACTCGATCTGCGATCGCACGCTGCGAAAACCCCAGATCAGTCAGTTTTTGAAGCATCTCTTGAATGGTCATTGCACCCACCGATGCGTTATCGAATTGGGCCGATAATACCCAAACGAATTGATGCGAGCAATACAATTCCGATACGCAAACGAATCAGAGCATAGGCCGTGATAGGAAAGCGCGTAGCACAGCGAATGCATGAACTGCAGTGGTCTGAAGGGGAATTGGGAAGACGGTCGGGGGTACCGCAGCCGACCATCCACCGAATCCTCACCGGCACCTCTGCAAGCCCACGCCAGGCGAACGTCGAAAAGCTGGCGAAAGCCTTGGGCGTCACCAGCGAGTGGCTTTGGAAAGGCGGGGAAGCGCCTGAACTCGTTATCGGCCCCAACTCCAACATCGAACCAGGACCACGTATTCGCGGATTTGTACCGCTGATCTCATGGGTACAGGCGGGAACGTGGTGTGAAATGCAGGATGTACTCGAACTGCAGGATGTAGAAAATTGGTTGCCTTGCGCTGTATCTCATAGCAACGCGACGTTCGCCCTGAGAGTCCGAGGCTTATCAATGTTCAACCCACATGAGCGGCGCTCGTTCATGGACGGCGACATCATCTTTGTCGACCCGAACAAGGATTATGAGAACGGCTCTCTGGTAATCGCCAAGCTCGCAGACAGCAAGGAAGCCACGTTTAAGCAGTTGGTACTGGAGGGGCAGCGCAGATTTCTCAAGCCACTGAACCCATCTTGGCCTGACCCAATTATTGAGCTGCCCGAAGACGCTTCGATCTGTGGTGTAGTTGTTTCCAAGCTGGAAATCTTCTAACCACACCGCCCATACGATCAATACGAATTGGTATTGACCGTATAAATTCGTTTGAGTATTGTCTGGACCGCTACCCTCTCACCACCGAGGTCCAGATATGCCAACTGCACAGCACAGGAACGGGTGCAAGATCTACTTGCACCCCACCTGCACCCACCCCGCCATCGTTGAAGCGTTTCAACGCACGACCGGCCTGCAAGTGATCGTCTCCCCTGGGGGCAACGTCCGCGCTGTCCCTAACGGGGGGGCGGCATGAACGAATTCACCATCAATCTACGCCGCGTGATGCTGCTGGAGCGCACGCTGGAGAATGGCGGGAACACCACCTGCCCGCTACGGCGCCCCGAAACAACTGTCGACGCTCACATTCAGGTGGAAAACGACAGCCGCGATCACCACCTTCAAGTGCGGTTCGGCCCCTATACGGGCTCGATAACCCTGCGCCGTGGTGACCCCACTAAGTACATGTCCCTGCGCGATTTCCTGCAGGACGTAGCCAATGGCCGAACAGAGTCGGGCTTACAGACCCAACGCGCTATCGCCTTGATGGAAGCGCTGGACTGCGTGAGCGATGTTCTCCCGGAAGGCCTACGCGCCTTCATCACCCCCACAACCGACCAAAAGCAACCGTTTGGCACCGTTGTCACCAACGACCAGGGCGAGATCCGCGCGACGGCGTACGGCAGCTGTAAGCACACGCTTGCCGAAGCGGTGCGCGCCAAGCTCGGCCGACTCCCAGTGGGGCACGGGGAGCACCCATGACCGACACGCTTCGCCAGTTGCGCAATGAGTGGACAACGCCCTGCCCGACACTGACTGCCGTGCGGGAGCGCTACTTCCCGCACATAAAGACAGATCGCCGGTTCAAGGAGTTGATCAACGCCGGAAAGATTGGGCTGAAGCCTACAAAGCTGCATCACTCAGCCCGAGCGCAGTACGTGATCTACCTGCACGAACTCGCCGACTACCTCGACACCCAAGCGAAGAAGACGGCGTAAGAGAGGCGGCCCCGGCCATCAGGGGCAACGTATCAGCACCACGCCACCACCACACTTCAGGCCGGTGCTGGACACTTCGGAGCACAGCACATGCAACCTCATCAACAAGCACTCGCCCTGGGCATCCTGTGGTTGGCCACCATGACTGTTCTGCCCCTCCTGTTTGCGAAAGCTCGCCATCGCGCCTTCAACCGAGGCCTGGACACCGGCAAACAGCGCCTGAATGCCGATCTGAAATTGCAGATCAAAGGCCTTCAAGACGACCTGGACGAAGCCCGGGTCCAGACCGAGGCGGACCAGCGCAAGCATCACCTGGCTATCGCACACCTCAAAGGCAGCATCCGCGAACTCGAAGCTCGGATCATGTCCTACACCGGGCTTGCAGTGACCAGGGCGGATTACGAGCTGCTAATCAGCGCCATAGAAACCCTGAACCTGACCGAGCGGACGCTTACGGCAATGAAGGCAACTCAGCAGGCATCACGCGCCGGCCTGCAAGCTACAGGACTGAGCGACTTGGCTAAACGCTTACACGCTCAACTGCGTGAAACACCGGGCAGCGCCGCAATTGCAGGGGCTGCAGCATGACAGCCGCCCAGCAGATCAACGTGTCAGGCGCTCAGCAGCAGGCACTCCCCTTTCAGCGCGAACTGTATGTGGATCTATTCGCGGGAGCGGGCGGAGCCAGCAGCGGCGGCGCACGGGCCTATCGCGACCCTGATGTGGCCATCAACCACAACCCCATCGCCATCGCCGTGCACCGGGCCAACCACCGCAAGACCCGGCACTACATCAGCGATATCTATGAGGTCGATCCGCTGGAGGCCACCGGCGGCCAGCCCGTGGGCATCCTGTGGGCTTCCCCGGACTGCCGACACTTCTCCAAGGCCAAAGGTGGCGCGCCACGCAGCAAAAGCGTTCGCTCCCTGCCATGGGTCGTTGTCCGCTGGGTATTCGCGACACGCCCGCGCCTGTTCCTCATGGAGAACGTCGAGGAGTTCCAGGCCTGGGGACCGCTGGACGATGCTGGTAAACCGCTCAAGACCGAGATGGGCCGCACCTTCAAGGCGTTCGTATCCTGCCTTACCACCGGCCTGCCTGCCGATCATCCCGACATGGCGGAAATCATGGACTGCATCGGCCAGTGGGTTCCCATGAAAGCTCTGGTGCGCGGCCTAGGCTGCGACGTGCAATGGAAAGAACGCCGTGCGTCCAACGCAGGGTCACCGACCATCCGCAAGCGGCTGTTCCTGATCGGTCGCACCGATGGCCGTCCCATTGTGTGGACCAAACCTAAGAGACACGAGAACCCTCAGGCCGACCAGTTGCCATGGCGAACCGCGGCAGAGTGCATCGACTTTTCCGACCTGGGCCAAAGCATCCTCGACCGCAAGCGCCCGCTGGTGGACAACACCTGCCGCCGGGTCGCGAAGGGATTCTGGCGGCACACCGTGCTGGCCGAACAACCGTTTGTCATCCCGTTGAACGATCAACAACTGGCTGCCGCCAGCCTCACCGAGTTCGCCAACGCGAGCAACCAGCGAACCTTCAGCATTGCAGAGCCTTTGCGCACCCAGGTTGCCCAAGTGAAGGGTGGCCACTTCGCCGCCGCAGCACACCTCACGCATCTGACCCACCATGGCGAGCGCTCGGGTTATCCTGTCACAGAGGCAGTTCGAACCATTACCGGAGCAAACCGGGGCGAACAGGCAATGGCCACTGCCGCCATGGTGACACTGCGCAAGGGCTGCACCGGCAGCAGCCTTTTGCAGCCCGTCAACGCCCTAACCACAGGCAGCGGGCACCACGCTTTGGCCGCGTGTCACTTCGAGCAGGCTAATGGCGGGTTCTACAACGGTGACGGGCGGGCTGCAAAGGCTCCACTGAGCACCATTCTCGGACGAGGCACCAATCAGCGACTGGCCACCGCCTACCTGGTTAAGTACTACGGCACGGGCGGGCAGTGGCAAGGCGTGGAAGAGCCTATGCACACGCTGCCAACGAGAGAGCGCATGGCGCTGGTCACCATCGTGCAGGTGCCAGCCGCCATTCTGCCGCCGGAACTGATGGAGCGAGCCCGGAAGTGCGCCCACTTCCTGCACAAGTACCTGCCTGAACACTTCCCCGAGCCAGTGGATGTGGTGCTGCTCGGCGAGTACGCCCTGGTGGACTTCACCCTGCGCATGCTCAAGGCACCAGAGCTGAAGCTGGCTCAAGGGTTCAGCCCTGACTACATCCTCGATCGCGGACTCTTTGATAATCCTCACACGGGCCAGCTGGAGTGGCGCGCCATCAACAACACCGACCAGATCCGACTTATCGGCAACAGTGTTTGTCCAGACGAGGCGGAGGATCTGATTGCCGCCAATGCCAAGGATCTGATCGATCTTTACCAGCGGGAGGCGGCATGAGCCAGCACGACCATCCTGCACCCGACGCGAAACTCAACGCAGCCGCGTGGCTCGGCCAGGCCGGGCTGTACCGCACTCGGTTTGACGCCGTGCGCAATTTCGAGCAGTCCGTAAGGCCGGTTTCCGCCGACGAACTGTTCGAGCTTGCTAGCAAACAGGTGATCAGCCAGATCAACGAGGGCCGGAACCGTGCCTAACCCAACACGAATATGGCAACTGATCAGCCTTGTGCTCGCCATCACGCTGGCTGCCGCTCTAGTCGAGCTGTATCGCAGCAGCACCGCCCGCCACCCAGCGACAGGTCCGTTACCGACTGTCGACAACAGCCAGAACTTCGAGCGCCTGGCCCTAAGCCCGAATGCACGCCGCGCCCATGAGAGGTATTCGTTGTGACCCCCACACAGACCTACACCCCGACTACCCGGACGCCAAAGGGCATGCAACCCTTGCAGCGCCCCGCCATGTCGTTCATCTGCGACATCTGCGGTAAGGCTCGCGTGAACGGCAATCACGACCAGTGCTCCAAGGCCCGCCAGGCAGCTGGCTTCATCATCATGCGAGGTCGCAAGCCATGA